AAGCCTAGCGTTTGGGGTAATGTGGTCAGGCCATGCCTTTCAGACCGGCTGGGCTGGGCGGTGTTTGGCGGGACACCCAAGGGCAAAAACCAATTCCACGACATTTACAAGGTTAGCCAAGCAACGCCTGACTGGTTTCTTACACGCCTGCCTGCCTCAGTTTCTAAGCTCCTGCCAGACTCAGAGTTAAAGGCTGCGCGTGACCAGTTAAGCCAAGATCAGTATGACCAAGAGTACGAGTGCAGCTTTGACGCTGCCATTCTGGGCGCTTACTTCGGTCAAGAGATGCGCCAAGCTGATGACGATGGCAGGATCAGGGACTTACCATTTGACCCTGATAGTCCTGTTTTTAGTGCATGGGACTTGGGCTACCGGGATGACACGGCTATCTGGTTTTATCAAGTGGTCAGGGGTGAGATCAGGGTGATGGACTACTACGCAGTCTCCGGCGCAAGCATTGAGGAGATTGCCCAAGTGGTCATAGACAAGGGCTACCGCTACACCAGACACTATTTGCCGCATGACGCAAGGGCCAAGACGCTGGCATCAGGCGGCAAATCAATTGTTGAGCAACTGGCAGCGCACTTGGGCGGCATGGCAAAGCTGGCTATCGTGCCTGACATTGGTATTCAGGATGGTATTCAGGCGGTACGGATGATCCTGCCAAACTGCTATTTTGACCCTAGTTGCGATGAGGGGCTGGAAGCACTCAGGCAATACCAAAGAGAGTACGATGAGGACAAGAAGGCTTTTAGGCAAAATCCTCGGCATGACTGGTGCTCACATCCAGCAGATGCGTTTAGAATGTTAGCAGTGGCATACCGTCAAGAGAACAAAGACCTTACGCCACCTAAAGGAAAAACCTTACAGACCATCACACTTGATGAGATGTGGGACTTTGAGACTACACACAAGCAGGAGCGAATATGAGCCAACCAGTTGCAGAAGTCGGTGCTTACAAAAACATCACCGAAACAGGCGCAGTCAGCACTGGCCCATGCCAGTTGATTGGCTTTTATGTCAACAGCACAACCATTGGCACTGTGGTTCTTAAAGACGGCGGTTCAGGCGGTACGGCATTGGGCGGCACGATTACGCCTGCCATCGGATTTCACCGATACCCGGCAACCGTAGGAACTAGCCTACACGCAACCATTGCCGGTACTGCCCTTAATGTGACATTCTTCTTTGCCGCTGGCTTCTAATGGCTTACGAAGATAACGGCGCTTACGAGGGTGATGACCCCGGTCCGTATTGGCACGACCAGCTTGAGAACGCTGCTAAGGTGTTTGAGAAGTGGGAGAGGCGCGGTCACAAGATAGTCAAGCGTTACCGCGATGAGCGTGACGCAGTGGAAATGCCAAGGATGAAATTTAACATCCTGTGGTCAAACATCCAAGTGCTGATGCCATCTCTCTATGGGCGGCAGGCCAAGCCCGAAGTTTCGCGTAGGTACATGGATCAAGACCCAGTAGGACGATTGGCTTCGACCATGCTGGAGCGCGTGATCGAATACGAAACAACGCAATTTAACGACTTTGACAGCTCGATGGTCAACGCTGTGCAAGACAGGCTGTTGCCGGGGCGCGGCACGGTCTGGATTCGCTATGAGCCAGTTATCGTGGGCCAGCCTGAAGTTGAGAACGAGCTGTCGGAAGCTGAAGAGCCACAACTGTCCAATGCTGAAGAGGGCGGCGAGAGCATTGATGCTGCCCACAGTCCTGTAGATTACGTCTATTGGAGCGATTTTGTACACAGCCCAGCACGGACATGGGATGAAGTCTGGTGGGTTGCCCGTGCCGTCTACATGACCAAAGAAGAGGGTGTAGAGCGTTTCGGCGATGTGTTCAAGAATGTGGGCATGACCTCGCAGAACACTGATGACGACAGCGCAAACCAGATGACGGTTAAGACCTCTTTTGAAAGAAAAGCCAAGGTCTTTGAGATTTGGAACAAGCGCACTCTTAAGGTTTGCTGGGTTGCCAAGGGTTATCCCCAATCTCTTGATGAGCGTGACGATCCGCTAGAGCTTGAAGGCTTTTTCCCTTGCCCTAGACCGTTGATGGCAACCACCACCACCGGCACAATGATCCCTATCCCGGATTTTTGTGAGTATGAAGACCAAGCGCAAGAGCTGGACAACCTGACGCAGCGCATCTATATGCTGACCAAAGCCTGCAAGGTGGTCGGCGTGTTTAACGCTGAGTTTAAGGAGCTGGGTCGCCTGTTTACTGAGGGCATCGACAATAAGATGTTCCCGGTCACAAGCTGGGCAGCAATGAGCGAAAAAGGTGGGCTAAAAGGTGCTATCGACATGATGGACACCTCGCAGATTGTCATGACGCTACAGCAGTTGTATGCTGCGCGTGAGGCGGTCAAGCAGTCCATCTACGAAATCATGGGCATCTCGGACATTCTGCGCGGCGCAAGCAAGGCACAGGAAACTCTGGGCGCACAGCAGCTTAAGGCTAATTTTGGCTCACTGCGTTTGAGAAGCAGTCAAGGCGATGTGGCTCGGTTTGCCAGCGACATATTTAAGCTTAAAGCGCAAGTTATCTGTAAGTTTTACCCGCCGGAGCTGATTGTTGAAATGTCGGGCGTGATGTCTACGCCAGATGGTCAAGACCCGCAAATGTTGCAGGCTGCGATCCAGATGCTGTCAAACAGCACGATCCGCGACTTCCATATCGCTGTCGAGGCTGATAGTCTGGCTCAGATTGACGAGCAGGCAGAGAAGCAGGGCGCACAAGAGGCGATCCAGACCATTGGCCTGTTCTTGCGTGAGGCAATCCCTATGGTTGCCCAAGCGCCAGAGACTTTACCGATGGCCTCGGAGATGCTGCTATTCCTAGTGCGGCGCTTTAGGGCAGGCCGGGGCTTGGAGTCGGCAGTTGAGCGAGCAATGAAGGCGTTGCAAGACAAGGCAGATCAGGCCAAGCAGCAACCACCCGCACCTAATCCTGAACAGATGAAGCTGCAAGCGCAGGGTCAGACTGAGCAGATGAAGATGCAGGCACAGTCACAGTCCGATCAGATGAGAATGCAGGCAGAGGCACAGATGGCGCAGGCGCAGGCCCAGCTCGATATGCAGATGCAACAGGCCAAGACGCAGGCAGAGATGCAACTGGCGCAAATGAAGGCTGAGTTTGAGACTGTTAAGCAGCAAAACGAAATGCAGATCAAGGCCAGAGAAATGGCTGGAAGGGAAGAATATGACCGCTGGAAAGCAGAGCTGGATGCAGCTACTAAAGTCTTGGTGGCTCAAATTGGAGCAAAAGCTGGCCTCGATCAAGCTGCGATGAGCGCACAGATGGCTGCATCTGAGGAGATTGACTCGACTCTTGGCGATGGCATGAGCGAGGCAATTAACCGCCTAGCAGATATGCACGGTCAGACGTTGGGGCAGATCAGCGGCGTGATGCAGGCGATCAGCGCACCGAAACGCATTATTCGTGGGCCTGATGGTCGGGCGGCGGGTGTTGAGATAGCGGTATGAGCTTGGTTTTAGCCGATAGGGTTCAGGAAACCACAACCACCACAGGTTCTGGGACACTGACGCTAGACGGGGCTGTAACCGGCTTTCAAGCATTCTCGGCGGTGGGCAGCGGAAATACGACCTACTACACAATCCAAGGCGAAACGCAGTGGGAAGTGGGAGTAGGGACATACTCGGCTAACGCGCTGACCAGAGATACGGTCATCAGCTCCTCGGCTGCTGGGGCTAAATTGGTGCTGGCGGCAGGCACAAAGCAAGTATTTGTGACTTTGCCTGCTGGTAAAACTGTTGTATCAGTTGCCGGTCAAGTTGGCGAGGTTACGTTAAGCAATACCGACATTAGCGGCTTGGGTACGATGGCAACCCAGAACGCCAATGCAGTGACCATCTCGGGCGGCACGGCAACCTTGACAAGCCTTACAACGGTCACGGTCCAAGCAACTAACTCGGCAGGTCTGTCCCTTAAAAACTCAGCAGGCACTACGCAAGTAAACATGGGCGCAGGCGGCGGGGATAATTTATCGCTAAATGTCTCGACCAACATCAACGGCACAAACGCACAGGTTGACATAAGCCCGACAGGGACAGGCCATGTCCACATGAAACCGTCTGGCAGTGGCTCGGTGGAGATAGCGCCGACTAGCGCCGGTACGTTGAATAACTTGGTCATTGGCGGCGTTACTCCTTTGGCTGTAACTGCAACCTTACTGACAACAACCACCGGCACAATTTCGACTGCACCAAGCGCAGGGACGGACATTGTGAACAAGACCTATGCTGACGGATTGGCGGCTCGGTGGGGCGCTTAAATGTTTGGCTATGCTGCGTTTGCCCAGCTACCATTTGCCACAATTGGCACAGCAGCACCTCCACCGCCACCGGCAGAGCTTTTACTGGGTGGGCACTTTGGCTTTGATGAGCGCGACAAGAGCTGGGCGCAGGACAAGAGGCTAGAAGCAAAGCGCAGGCAAAGCATTAAAGCTGCTTTGTTTGGCTTACCGCCAGAGCAGCGCGAGAAGATCACCAGCTCACCAGCGCAGACCATTGAGATTGCGGCGCAAACTGCAATAACTTATGATGCGGTCATGTTGCAGATTCAGGAGCTTAAAAAGCGCATTGAGTTTGAGCAAGATGAAGAAGACCTAGAAACCCTTTTGGAATTTTTATGAAACGTACTTGGGTGTATCCATCAGACGGTGAGCCGTATGAGATTGAGGTAGGCGGCTATCGCGGCGAGACACTTACAACAGTGAGGGGTGACATTGAGCCATTCCGATCACCGGATGGCGCAATGATTTCAGGCCGCAAAGAATGGCGTGAGCATTTAAAACGCACCGACACTATCGAAATGGGCCATTCTGATGTAAAGTATGCTCAACAAGAGTGGAACAAGAAGAAAGAAATCCAGCGCGAAAGGCTGAAGGGTCAAGTCGCTACGGTGCAAGAGTTTGACCGTCCCGGCTCACCCATTGCGCCAATGCGTATGAGTGGCTTGAATGTTGAAATGGCAAACCGCCTGCATAACAGGCCAATGCCAGAGCGCAAAGAGATGATTAAAATGACGTTGGACCAAATGAAAAGGATGAAGTGATGGAAAATGAAGTTGTCGCACCCGACACACCAGAAGCACCAACACCAGAAGCGCCAGCGGCAGAAGTCAAGGCAGAGCCAAGTCGAGCCGATACCATCCGGGAGGCAATGAAGCAGGCTGAAGACAAGCCTCCACGACTAGCCCGTGCGCCCAGAGAGGCGAAAGAGGCCAAAGAATCTAAGTTTCCAACTGAGGAAACGCAAGCTCCGAAAATGGCAGAGATGCCTAAATCGTTGAAGCGTGAATTAAAAGAGCATTGGGAGAAAGCACCCAGTGAGCTACAGCAAGCACTAGTCCAGCGTGACGCTGACTACGAAAAGGGCATTGCTGGCTATAAAAGCCGCGATGCAGAGGCTCGGCAGATCACAGAGCAATTTGCTCCTTACGAGTGGATTCTGCGTAACGAGAACACCACCCCAGCGGCGGCAATTGGCCCACTGCTACAGACGGCGGCATTGCTACGGACTGGAACGCCACAGCAAAAGAGCCAAGCTGTCGCGCAGATGATCCACCAGTTTCAGATACCGCTAGACCAGATCGCATCGTATTTTAATGGCGAGACACCACAGCCACAGAATAATCACTACAATGAATTAGCGCAACAAGTGCAGCAACTGACGCAACATATCACGCAGTCGCAGCATGAGTCGCAAAAGCAGAACGAAAATCGAGCACTCTCGGTTATCCAGCAATTTGCAGGCGACCCTGCGAATATGCACTTTGAGGCAGTCTCTGACCGAATGTTGCAGCTTCTCCAAGCGCCACAGGTGTTAGGTGACACAAGTCAAATGTCCGAACGCGAGAAATTGCAATTGGCGTATGACACAGCGGTGAGACTTGATCCAGCTATCGCGCAGCAGTTTTATGCTCTACAGCAGCAAAACACGCAGGCAGCTAACCAAGTGCAAAGAGCGAAGACAGCGGCGGTGCAAGTACGAGGAGCGCCCGGCTCCAGTATCGGCGGCGCTATTAATCAATCGGATCGAAGAGCCGTTATAGCCAATGCGCTACGGCAAATCGGTTAAAAAGGAGTAAGTTATGGCATACGCCAACAGTAATTACTCAGACGTATTGGCAACGACCATCGAAAGTCGTTCCGGCATTGTCGCGGATAACGTGACTAAAAATAATGCCTTGCTGACCCGTCTGCGCGAAAAGGGAAAAATGAAACCTTTCTCGGGTGGTTCTACCATCCTGCAAGAGCTTTCATTTCAAGCCAACAGCACAGCCATGTATTATTCGGGCGCTGAAACACTGAACATTTCCCCAGCGGATGTGATTAGTGCGGCTCAGTTCCCGATCAAGCAGGCCGCAGTTGCAGTCACGATCAACGGTTTGGAAATGCTCCAGAACAGCGGCGAAGAACAGATCATTGATTTGTTTGATGCCCGTCTGGACGTTGCTGAGGCGTCTATCGAAAACTTGATTTCCACCGGCATTTACTCGGACGGTACAGCTAACAACGGCAAGCAGATCACTGGTCTGCAAGCTATGGTGGTTGCATCTCCAGCTACTGGTGTGGTCGGCGGTATTGATCGCGCTACATGGTCTTTCTGGCGCAATCAGACGTTTGACTTCTCCTCTGACTTGGGTGCTTCTGCATCTGCGTCTAACATCCAGTCCGGTTTTAACCGCCTGTATGCCAAGACAAGTCGCGGCTCAGACGTTGTTGACTTGATCCTGTTGGACAATAACTTGTGGGGCTTCTTCATGTCGTCCCTGCAAAACATTCAGCGTTTCCCCGGTTCATCGAAGATGGCAGAGCTTGGCTTTGTCGCATCGAAGTTCATGAATGCTGACGTTGTTCTTGACGGCGGTATCGGTGGCAATATCCCCACCGGCACTGGTTACTTCTTGAACACGAAGTACATTTTCTTCCGACCACACGCTAACCGCAACTTCGTCCCAATTGGCGATGAGCGCATGAGTACCAATCAGGATGCAATCGTGCGCCTGATCGGGTGGGCTGGTAATATGACTGCCTCGGGACTTCAGTTCCAAGGCATCATGACTGAATAAGGAGCAAATATCATGGCAGATTACGTCACTGATGGCAAAATCGGCATTGACTTGACGGCTACTTATGCGTCAACCAGTGCAGGTTCTACGACCCTTTTCCCGGTCACTCCGGGTACACGGGTGAACACTAGCAACAACGGTGTTTACATCTTTGTCCGTGCAGAAAGTACTATCAGTGCTTTCGATGCGGTCATCATGTCTACCTACGCAGATTCGGCAAGTCTCACACCTGTGATGCGAGCTGTCCCTGTGACCACTACCAACGCTGCGGCGCTGGGTTACAACATGGTCGGCTTTGCACAAACTGCAATCGCATCGAGCTATTACGGCTGGGTGGGTTTGAATGGTTTGCTGCAAGTTAACCTGTTGGTTTCTTGCAATCCTAAAGTGCCGCTGTACACCACTGGCACGGCTGGATCGTTGGACGATGCAACTGTGTCGGCTGGCTTTATCCAAGGCATTGTGGCTAACACATCAGCAACTAGCGCAAGCGCACCATTCTGTATGGTGAACAACGCTGGCCTGATGCCGTCTAACCCAGTGTAAAAAATTGGCCTCTCCCTTAAAAAAGGAGGGGTCTTTTTAATGAGCTT